AACACGGCCCATCTCTTTGTGGCTAGAAAGAACGGAAAATCACAGCTTGCAGCGGCTATTGCGGTAGCTATGGCTGTTTTGGATGGTGATGGGGCGCCTCAGCTCGTCACTGCCGCCACCAAGCGCGATCAGGCCCGCGAGGTCTTCGATGAGATTCAGCGCTGCATCAAAGGGAGCGAGGCTCTATCGAAGAGGTTTCAGGTTCACAGGACGGAAATTAAGGGCCCACGCAACGGAATCATCAAGCCATTGAGCTCTGACGCCAACACTTTGGACGGTTTGAACCTGAATCTAGCGTGTGTCGACGAGTTCCACGCCATGAAGAATGCGGACCTCTACAGGGTTCTTGCGTCGTCTATGGGTAGCCGCAAGTCGCCCCTGATGCTAGCAATTACAACGGCTGGATTTGTCCCAGACGGCCCTTGTGCGATGTTTATGTCGGCTGGAAAGAGCGTTTTGGACGGAATCAAGCAAAATGACAGGCTTCTCATCCTTCCCTACGAAATCGACAGCGAAGATTCTTGGGACGACCGCTCGTGCTGGATTAAGGCTAATCCCAACCTGAACATCAGCGTTAGCGAAAAGCACCTAGAATCTCAGTTTGCCAACGCAAAATTGTACGGTAGCCGCAATATCACGGAGTTTATGGTGAAGCACCTCAATGTATTCGTGGGTAGTGCTTCCGTTTGGATTCCTGACGACGACTGGATGAGCGAGGAGAATTGCCGTAAGAGAGATGGGCTTGCTATCAATGACAAGAAGACCGGCAAACCCATTGCTTATTTGGGCTTAGACCTTGCTGCGACTGACGACATTACGGCTTTAGCCATCTGCACTGGCGGACCAGAGGGGTGGGGTATGGAGGTCCACTACTTCCTTCCCGAGCGCGCCATCGACAAGCGCCTCGACAAAGACGAGAACAGCGTGTACCTAAAGTTCAAGGAGTACGATAACGTCCATGTCACACCCGGTAACGTCACGGACTATGGTGTGATACGTCGAATGATTAGCGGCAATTACCTCGTTGATGGCAAAATCGAGTACGACGAGGACAATCTAATGAACAAGTATTGTGTTAAAGGGGTTGCATACGACAGGTGGAATAGCTTGAACCTTATCCGCGACTTAGAGGGTGATGGTGTTGCTTGCGATCCCTTCGGGCAGGGCTTTGCCTCTATGTCTTTTCCTTCCAAAGAACTAGAAAAGGCAGCGCTAGAGGGCAAGCTTGTTCACGAGGGCGATCCTGTGCTTCGATGGATGATGGGTAACGTGTCTTTGCGCGTCGATGCTAGCGGGAACATCAAGCCAGACAAGTCTAACAGCGGTGATAAGATTGATGGTGTCGTAGCGGCTGTTATGGCCATTGGCGAGGCCCTTACCTTCGAGGAAGAAACACAGACAGACTTTGAGTTTTTTATGGCTGTGGTGGGAGGCGTGAAATAATTACATACTCACATAGGGCTATGTACTTTTGTGCAAATCCCTACCGTGGAGTCTAAGCCAAGTATTTTCAAAAGAATTGCGGACGCTGTAACAGGCCGTTCGATCTTTGTTAGCTCCACCGCATCCCTGCGCACAAATTATGTGCGCCTCTATGGAGAGGGTTACAAGTGGGGTAGCGACGCCCTAGAGGTCGCTGCCGTCTACGCATGCGTTTCTAAGATTGCAGATACTATCGCCTCGCTTGAGGCTAGTGTTGTTCGTATTGACGGCGATGGGAGCCGCAAGGTTATCGACACACATCCTGTGCATCGGTTGATTAGCCGTAACCCCAACGAGTATATTAACGCATACGACTTCTGGCAGCTTATCGTCAGCGACGCCTTGCTTCATGGATGCGGTTACGCCTTTATTGATCGCACCAATGGCGAGATGTTTTACATCCCAGCCGTCCGCATCAGCCACACCATTGACCAGCACACTGGCAAAAAGTATTACAGCTACGACGGAGCTCCAGGCCCCGTACCTCAGCGCGACATGCTCGAGATCCACGCCTTTCGCGGCCTGAATCCAACGCATACACAGATACAGAACTTTACTACGGCCAAGGCCGTGCAAGACTTCGGAGCAAAGTTCTTTGAGAATGGCGGCATGATGGGTGGAATCCTCTCTACCAAGGAGCACATGAGCCCGGAGCAGATTCAGCAAGCGCAGCAAATGTGGGAGCGGGAGTATATGGGGAGGCACAACGCGCATAAGATTGCCATCCTTGGAGGAGGGTTCCAATACCAGCCGCTTTCAGTCTCTCTCGACCAGCTTCAATTTCTTCAGGTCAAGAAATACACTACTGAGGAGATTGCCCGTATCTATTCTGTTCCCCCCGCCATGATTGGTTTGGAGGGCAACACGGCATATAGCAACTACGAGCAGCAGGTCTTGCAGTTCCAGCAGGGCACCATCCTCCCGTGGGTTCGCCGCATCGAGCAAGAGGTCGAGCGTAAGATGCTCGCTGAAGACCCTCGCCTCCATTGCGTCTTTAACGTGGACACCATGCTTCGCGCTGACAGCACCTCCCGTGCTCAGTTCTATCACAGCATGCTTTCTGATGGTGTTATGTCAATCAACGAGGTCAGGAGTAAGGAGGGGCTTGGCCCTGTTGATGGCGGTGACTCCCACCACATCCAGCTCAACACGATTCCTCTTGAGCGCATGCAGGAGTATGCCGACAAGGTAACGGAGAAGCCTGAGCCACAACCCGTTCAAGACGTTCCCAATGCCTGATACTTTCGGTGGATACCCAGACAGCGCTAAGGGCGCGGCACGCAAGGCTTTGCGTCACAAGGAGAAGAATGGTTCTTCATGTGGCACGGCTGTGGGTTGGGAGCGAGCGAACCAAATCGCTTCCGGGGAGAAGCTTAGTCTCTCTACAATCAAAAGAACATTCTCATTTCTGTCACGATCTGAAACCTACAACCAAGGAAAGTTTTTTGACTCTGACGGGAAAGAAATCTGCGGCAGCGTAATGTACGCTGCGTGGGGCGGCAGCAGCATGAAGAGCTGGTGCAGCAGAATAATTAAGGAAAACGAATAACATGGCAAAAAACGTAGAAAAGCGCTTTGTCGATGCTGACTTTGAGATTCGTTCGGAAGAAGGCAAGCCCATCACCGTTAGCGGTTATGCGGCTGTCTTTGATGATGAGACTACAATCGGCAACGCATTCGCTGAGCGCGTAGCTCGTGGCGCCTTTGATGGTGCTGACATGAGCAACACCGTAGCCTTGTTCAACCACGATATGAATCAGCCTTTGGCCCGCGTGGGTCATGGCTTGGATTTGACTGTTGATGAGCGCGGTTTGCGATACAGCTTCCAGCTAGGCAACCAGAGTTATGCCAAAGACCTTGCAGAGAATATCCGCATGGGCAACGTGAGCACCAGCAGCTTTGGCTTCACGGTCAAAGATGACGAGTGGGATCGTCGCGACGACGGATTGAACCTGCGGACTATCAAGAAAGTCGGGCTTCTGTTCGACGTTTCACCCACAACCCAGGGAGCCTACCCAACTACTGAGGTTGGACTCCGCTCGATGGAGCTGGCTCTTGCAAACGAAGAAGTTTTGGAAATCGAAAACCAAGAAGTGCGTGAAGAGCTTGATGAAACCCTTGAGCAGCCTGTAGAAGCTGTCGCTGAAGAGGAGCGTTCCGACGCCCCTGGAGGTGACGACTGCGGATGCGGGAAAGCTGAAGAGGTGGAAGTAGAGCTTGTAGATCGCAGCATCCTGCCTAACGCTTACGCAGGCCACGACGCAATCAAGGGCAATGTCCCTGTAAAAGAAAACCTTGAGCCGGAGGCTCGTAATTCTAATATCTCAAAAGAAATGAAAGAGAACAATCCAGCCCCGGCCATCATTCAAGGCATGGGCGACACTGAAGTACACGCTTCTAAGCGGTACTCATTTGGTAAGGCCATCCAAGAAGCAGCGCAAGGTCGCTTGACCGGCTTGGAGGCTGAGTTGAACGCTGAAGCACGCAGCGAGTTCGCTCAAGCAAAAGTTAACATCAACGGCGGCATCTGCGTCCCATCCTTCGTGATGCGTGACGCTTCGTCTATTGCAGACACCTCTTCTGGTACCAACCTTAGTTGGGGCGGTACCAAGGGCATCCAAGATAGCGGCTTGGTAGCAGCCTTTGCACCAAGCGACATCGCTACTCAGCTTGGAGCCCGCACTATCTCTGGTGTCTCTGGAGACATCGTGTTCCAAGTTCAAGGAGATAAGCTTGCAGCTGATAAGCATGCTGAAGCAGTTACCGCTACAGAAGACAACGTTACGTTTGTGGGTAAAACACTGAGCCCCAATCGCTATGCTGCTTACACCCGCGTCACCGAGCAGCTCTTGGCTCAGTCCGCTGACGACATGGGTGCATTTGTGGCCGCCGATATCCGCAAGGCTATCGACGCTAAGTTTAACGCCGACATCGTGGCTGCTATCGACGCTGCTGCCGACGCTTCTGCTACTGGCGCCGCAATCGCTGCCGACGCCTCTACCGGCAACGCCGCTGCTTTGGCCGCCCTCCTTGGCTTGGAGGCTGATGCCCTCGGTGCCGATGTGCCCCTTGAGAACCTCCGAGTGCTCTGTGGCGCTACCGCCTACCGCACAGCTCGCCAGGTAAGCATGGACCAGGGCTCTGGATTGCTCGTCGCTGGATCTCCTCTGGGACGTCGCTCTGTTCTGGGCTACGATGCCGTCATCAGCTCTTCTGTGACTACTGGCAACATCTACTTCGCTGACCAAGCCAACATGGTGCAGGCTACGTGGGGTGGTATGAACATTATGGTTGACCCATACACCGACGCTCACTTGGGTGTGGTGCGTATCCTCGCTAACGTCTACAAGGACTTCACCACCTTGCAGGGCGCTGGATTCCGTGGATTGTCAAGCTTCAATTTGACTGATGCCTAACAACAACCCTTAACCGAAACTGGGGCTAGGAAACGGCCTGGCCCCTTTTTTCTCTACGCATGAATATAAGTATTGTACGAGAGGATGGGCAGCGCCCGTGGACTTTGTTCAGCGAAACAGAGGAGACGGCTCGTGCCATTATCCGTAGTCACGTCCGCGTCTATGACGACACGGATGATGCGCTTCTTGATATGTACCTCTCTGCTGCTTTGGATTACATGCAAGAGCTCAGCGACAGAATCCTTGGGAGTTCTATCGTCACTATCAGGCTCAATAAGGACGAGATTAAGCGTCCTGTAATCATCCCAAAGGTACAGAACGTCACCTTTGTCCACTCCTTGAAGTACAGGACCA